ATGAGAAGCATCATCAAGAATCACATCAAAAAGTTCACCGTCCGCAGTATCCTTCGTAAAAACGTCTTCAATCGACTCTTTCTTTGAAGCGTCAATCACTCTAAGATACGATGAAGGCATACCGAATGTTTCAATATAACGCAGATGATCTGGATCACGATCATATCCATAAATACGTGCCTGAGTGAAAAAACTACGCCAGACACGCATGGAGGCACCGCGATGCACACCGACCTCGGCAAACTTAATATTCTTGAATCGAAGAGGTTCAAAAAAGAGTGAATAGGGAGCGGTATAGGGATGACGATGTCCAATAGAAGAATAAGGACTTTTATCTGTGCCTGCCTCTGAACATAACTTACAGAGAGCGGAAATACATCGAGTGCTGTCGATTGTAATCGAGTTCATTTCTCTTTTTGAATAGAGGAACCGTTTTAGGCTTCTGGAGCTTTTTCAGATTCTGGTATTACTACAGTAACGACTTCCTCGGATACCAAGGGAATCGTGTCAAGTTCCATCTCTACAACACGCATAGCACGCTTCACTCGCATCATTTGTTTTTCACATTCCTCATAGTTTCCACAGTAGATGATTTGTGTTCTCTGTGTATGATAATATAAACAGAGTTGTGGATATCCGAAGCAGTTTTTACTCATACTAACATTCGCAAGACTCGGCACGTGAATCGTATTTGAACCAATACGCAAGAATCGTGACATTTCTGTAGTATAGTTTGAAAATAATACAGTTCAAATTTAGTTTAGTAGGCAAAGAGTAAACCAGCACGTCCACCATAAATACGTAGAATGTTATAGGTTTCTGCAAATGCAAAAATGAGATAACGCGGAACCGCATTCGGATCGATGGAACCACGAAGCGGATTCATTTGTAACTGGAGTTCTAACTTTTCAATCTTATCGAGATTTGCTTCACCCATAGCAACACTGATAGGCATCATACCATTTTGTGTGCCGAAAGAAAGATTATAATAGTATCTGTTTAGCCATGGACTCTTTCGTTGTTCATAGGAGGCTAAGAGAGAACGGAAAATAGAAGGGGAGGTATTGGTATAGCGTTGTAGTTTAGCCTCATAGACAAGGCTCACTGAGTTCAAAGGTTCAGATTCACGAGTTGAGAACCCAGGAATGAGGTCTCCAAAACTGAGGGGTGAGAGACCACTACAATCGGGCCACCAAGGTGCAGTAGGTGCATCGGCCCCAGATAAATCACGCGTAGCAAGAAAAGGCGCATTATACCATGAGGCCTCATATCGCTGCGCAAAAAAGAATAGATCACGTGTTGGATTGGGGATCCGCATAGGAATGCTTACACGAGGTTGACCCAATGTATCGACGGGATCAAAGATATAATGCTGGACGATAGGATATTGAATATCGGAGATTCGGAACTGATTGGCAGCTGGTTTATCTAAATAAACATATTCAGCAATAAGATAACTATCTCCAAGGACAAGTGCTGCAGTCGTTGGCATTCGAACTCCTGAAATATCACGTATCACAGTATTATTTTGTGTAGTCAGTCCGCTTAACTGTTGAGTGGTAGTTGAACCAGAACATACATCGATTGCTTCAACGTTCGCCACCGTTGGCACAGTGGATGTCGAGGAGCCACTGAGATCGGATTGATAGAAGGAGGCTCCAGCCAATGGAACATAGGCAGATCCTGGAAGACCATTTTTCACACCTGTTAAGTCTCTTTGGATTGAACTTACATAGAGAGAAGATAATGGACTATAAGTTACACTAAGACGCACAGCATCGGCTCCGATCGCATCAATGGGTAAGGCTACACCAGGATCTCCACGAGAAAACCAAAAAGGAAGCGGTGTAACTGCCACCGTTGGAGTTGCACCCAAACCGATGCTTCCAGGGACGAAACCATTCTGTATACGAGGTAAAAGTGTATTCATAGTTATCACCTTTTCCAATGGCGTATTGAACTCATCGAGGACTTCCATTAACTGTCCATTCATCTCTTCAATACGTGAGCCTCCTATATCGATTGCGGCCTTGCTAATAAGGGCATGACCAAGAGAGTTAGTCCATCCGAAGGTGGGACCCGCAAAAACGGTTCCATCTGCCACAGCCTTCGCTCGAGCCGCATTCTGTGAAGTAGCAATATCGGGCATGGTTGTAACGAGATACATTCGAGTAACAAGATGGCCTTGACGAGGAATAGTAAGTGTTGCAGTTGAACCAAACGTAGGTCGTGTGTCAAAATCAAGTCGAACCCAGGAGGTGGTGAACTTACCACCTTTAATAAAAACCTTTTTGAAAAACTCTGTGGCAGGTTTACCTTTGGGTGGTAACAGTCTTTCATCTTGAAGTCCTGTATGTAGTATCCGTAGTAGGGCTACCACCATTCTACGGAGAATGTTGATTATTCATCTCGTTGAAAATCGCACGTAGATCACGGAGAAAGTTACGATCCATAAAGTTAGCCGTGTCACGATGTTTTATAAAGGGTAGGAGGACAAGGTGACTTATTTCTGCTTTCATATTCACTGAACGTTTGAAGATAAGATCTGATACCGTCCGTGGTCTCTGTGAATAAAGTGAAGACTTCAAACCCCATGAATAGACGATCTGTGTGATTCGTTCCAAGTCCTTGAAACTATAGATCAGAATCACATAGCCTTTTAAATTTAGAATATCCAAGGGTTGCAGTTCCATGCGAATCTTGGAGATGAGTAAAGGGTCCACTATATCAAGATTAAAGAGTTCTTCAAGCGTTTCACGCATTGCATTTGTAAAATAGTCTTCACCAGGTTCTCTTGAACCTCCGATGCCACTGATATATGGAGTTCTCTTAGTAGGCTGATATCCAGCAAGAACATGAACTCCATCATAGAAGAAACATCCTGCTGCATAAAAGTCTTGAATAATGGGCCCTCTCCATTCAACTGTCTGAACATTCAAACAGACTAAATTGCGAAAGAAGTTCATTGTTATTTCGAATATGGAGCATTACAAACTTCAATTTTAATCACTAAACATCGTATTGGCCATTCCATTTTGGAAGCGAAGCCATTTGAGGCCGAGACAGAAGACTTTCACTTCCCAGGTGGCTCCTTGAACAGGAGTTCTTACATCCAGAGTTAAGCGGAGACTTTGAAGCCTACTGGCATTCATGGTTCCAGAGGGTTGATGTGTATCTCCAGGATGTTTAGCAATAGGATATCCATAAATGAACTGAGCATACGATACAATCCCACCACGATGATGTTGAGCAATGAGATTGCGGAAATACTGCTCTTCTGCTTGGACTAAGTCGATTCCATTGGCTTGGATTCGGGCTGAAACCATCATAGGTCCACGAGGATTAAAGATGGAGTCATATTCGGATTCAATAACGGAAGAAAAGTTAGTCCATTCATTATTTTTGCGCACATCGGTGCGTCGGATAAACCAAAGGATTTCTTCTACAGGATGATTGGCTTCAAGAGGTAACTGGATAGTGACAGTATCAGTTGAACTCGATTTTGTAATGGCATATTTAAGAGGTTCATCAAAATAAAAGCTTTCCACACACCGATGCATCATTTCAAAGGGTTGTTTCAGCATGGCATTACGAACTGAACCATCGAGGACTGCGCCCCAGGTTAACAGACGAATATTCTGAATCTGGGGTTCTGAATCGAGTGTAGTTCGTTGGACAGTAACGGTATAAGGACCAGCCGAATCATTGAAGTTAATCGTTGTATTGATGGGGACGGAATCACATGAATCACGATATCCACGTGCTTGTCTTACGAGATCTTTGAAAGGACGGAGGGTCACATGAATGCGCACGGAACCTTCACGACAGGCAACAAGAGGGAAAGATTCTTTCAGACGAGTGCGTTGGAAAAAGAGAGGTAGGATACAATGAATATAGCCATTTTCGGTGGGAAACACACGATTCGGGGGCCAAGCAAGTAATCGATCAATGCTAATGACACCGTGATGATCGGATGCGATTCCAAACTGGGTATTCATATCCGGAAAGAGTGCTGAAAACACAGCTGAAAAGTCTCCGTCGACTTCTTCAATAGTGACACCGTCGATTTCCAACTCGACCTTTTGGATGAGATTCTGGCCCAGAGCATTGGCATAGAACCAGGCTTCTGAAGGATTCTGGTAGGTCATGGATCCATTTTGAATACGGAGAAGGGTTGTAAGATCAAGCCAGTGCGATAAATGAATCTGAAGAACGGCGCCGAGAATAAGATCCCCCGAGGTCTGGGATGCAATATCAAATGAAAAACGTTGTCCGAAGGCACCAGGACCACGATACTGGAAATCTTGAAGAACAGGAACAAAAGGTGTGTGGCGCCTGCTTGGATCACGTGTGAACCAAGATGTGGTGGCTGTAAGTGGAAAATAGGCATTGTCTTGGGCATCACGAGGTGTGAGATCCAAAAGGGTGACAATGTCACCTGCGGGGCGATTCAAAGAGGCCGCCATCTTCTAAGTAATGAGGATTCTGCTTTAGAACTGCTTTAGAACTGCTTTAGAACTGCTTTAGAACTGCTTTAACATTTCTTCATAAGATACTAAGTATCATGAATAAATGTAGTATAGATTAGAAAGTTAAAGTAAATGTTTATGAGGCAGCAATGACAGCAATACGACAGAGTTCTACCAAGGTCGTTCCTGAACCGATAAAAGTGATTGTCGCCGCAGCACCGGATGTAATAGCTTGAGTAGCAGCCGCATTGTTAGGGCGAATGTTAGTTCCAAATGAAATAGTAGGCGTGTTAGCCGCAGAACCAGAATTGAGAACCATAACAACAATCTGTCCAGATGTCACATTTGTTGCGTTAATCGCGAAGTTATCGTTAGTTGAAACTACAACATTAAAATAAGAACCAAGACTGCAGTCGCAAGTCTGTGCTGTTGTCGTGGCTTGTGTAATTGTGACAGGATTTTGGATAACTAGCTCTGTTCCAGTTAAGATTCCTGTAGCAGTTATATTTGTTCCAGCTGTCACAGAGCCGAGTGTAAAGACAGGTGCACCTTGGTCGAGCTCTGTGTTACCGTTAGGGTTGATGCCTCGTGGAACGTAGTCTGGCTTGTCGGTATTATAAATGGCAAAGATCTTTGAGTTTGGGTCGATAAATCCACTCAAAAAGGTGATTGGGTCATAGACACCCACCATGTAGGTGGTCACACCAGGATTTGGGGCAGAATAGGTGGTGTTGTTAGAGACAAGGAGGCCTGAAGGAAATAACTTCTTGCCGTTCTCCCTCAAAACACGGTTGGCGGGGCAGTTGCTCGCAGTAGCAGTTCCCTTTGTGGAAAGAGAGGTAAGGGTGCCCGTTGTGGTAAAGGTAGCGGAGTCATAGGTAGTTGTATACTCAAAAATATCCTGGTGAAATGCGGTCGTTGTAATATAAGACCTTCGGGCGGTGGCTGCGTCAGAACTAGAGGCGCTGGACATTATACTCAAGGAATATATTTTTTACGAAAGTCGGAACAATCCATCCGCCTTATTTAGTTTGCGCGGAATCCATCGGATTTCCACCCAGTCCATATATCTTGCAGCCATAAGAACCTCTTTATAATAGTTAGCAGCATAGGGATGTTTCGGTATACGTTGATTCACTAAACAATGAATCACGGAAAGATTATCGTTTTCTAGTTGCAACTCACCAATCTGATGACTTTGTGTTAACTTAATACCATCGAG